CTAGGTAGAAACGAGTATATAACAACAGACGTTCACTGGTCAGAAGTGCCAGGCAGAGATGAAGCGTGGAAAGAACAAACAATCAAGAACACATCAGAAGCACAGTTCCGTGTTGAGTTTGAATGTGAGTTCTTAGGATCTGTTGATACATTGATATCACCAGCTAAGTTAAAAACTATGGTGTATGATGAACCTATTAACCGTGGTAAGAGAGGTGGAGAGATATATGAAAACCCAGTAGATAAACACAACTATTCAATTACTGTTGACGTTGCAAGAGGAGTGGAAAAAGATTACTCCGCCTTTATAGTATTTGATACCACAGAGTTTCCGTACAGGGTGGTTGCAAAATATAGAAACAACACTATCAAACCAATGTTATTCCCAAATGTTGTTTTAGATTTTGCTAAGGCATATAATAATGCGTATGTGTTATGTGAGGTAAATGATATAGGAGATCAGATTGCCTCTATACTATTCTATGATATGGAGTATGAAAATGTCTTGATGACTGCTGTAAGAGGTAGAGCTGGACAGGTATTGGGTCAAGGATTTTCTGGTAGTAAAGTGCAACTAGGAGTCAAGATGTCCAAGACTGTCAAAAAGATCGGGTCACTCAATCTCAAAACTCTTATAGAGACAGATAAACTAATAGTAAAAGATTACAATATTATTGCAGAACTTACAACCTTTATTGAAAAATCAAATTCATTTGAGGCAGAAGAAGGGTGTAATGATGATCTTGCCATGTGCCTAGTAATATTTTCATGGTTGGTGATGCAAGATTATTTTAAAGAAATGACAGACGATGATATAAGAAAGAGAGTATATGATGATCAACGAGATCAGATAGAGGCAGACATGGCACCATTTGGTTTTATATCTGACGGTGTATCTGAAGAGACATCATTCGTAGATAATGATGGGGATAGATGGCATGTTGATGAATATGGTGATAGATCATACATGTGGGATTATCTGTAATGGACTTAGATGATCCAGTACTGTTTTTACACGAAAGAACATGTAGAGTATGCGGAAGGACGTATTCATTGACAGACGGTTTTTACCTCACAAGAAAAAGTAGAGGTGAAAAGCCATCCTCATACTCATATGAATGTAAATCTTGCACTATTGATAGAGTAAAGAAGAAAAGAAAGAGAGGCAAACCAGACGTATATCCTGACTGGTAGGGAGTTCATGCACCGTTTCCCCAGTGAAAAAGTGGTAATTTCTAAATAATAACAGAGAAAACAACTGAGATCTTCGAGGAACACTAACATGGCGCTTAATCTAGTATCTCCAGGCGTTAAGGTAAGAGAGGTAGACCTAACCGTAGGAAGAATAGACGGTATCAACGATCAGGTTGGAGCTATTGCAGGACCTTTTGCAAAAGGACCTGTTAATGAACCAGTCTTAATCGAAACAGAGGCCGACTTACTTGAAACGTTTGGTAAACCATACTCTGCTGACGGACAGTATGAGTATTGGATGTCTGCATCTTCATTCTTATCATACGGTGGAGTATTGAGAGTATTGAGAAGTGGCAATGACATGCTATCCAATGCTAACGCACCTGTAGGTGTTGCAATCACCAACCTATCTGTCAAGTCACAAGAAGATTACTATAACAACTTCAATAACCTTGCACAAGAGTTCTTATATGCTGCAAGATCACCTGGCTCATGGGCTAACGATCTTAAAGTTTGCACTATTGACTCTATTGCAGACCAAAGAGTTTCAATCGGTACTGATGGACTAGCTGTTGGATTTGCAGTTACTGCTGGATTCTCAACCAGTGTTGCAAATGCTGATGGTACTGTTGGTATTGAAACAGGTTACATCAAAGGAATTATTACTGGTGTTAACGAAGGATCAGTTGATGTTAAGGTTGTTGCAAAACATAACGTAACTACAGATGTATGGAGTGCAATAGATTACGAAGAAGGATCAGACACTGCATCTTTCCAAGGATATGACATTGCGATATACAACGAGAACTTCTCAGCTGACTCATCAGTAAACCACCCTAACCGTTTGAAGATCTTCAACACAAGTGGTAACTCAGTATCAGTTGAAAGAACTAAGTTCCAAGCTGAAATAGGTCTTGGTTCTACAACTATCACATTCGGACCTGACTTCAACACACTTAAGTCTGCACCTGGCGATACTATTAAGTCTCTTAACGGAACTTACTCTGGTACTATTGTTTCTTACGCAACAACTGGTGGACTATCTAATGTCATCATGGATACTCAGGCAACTGTTGCATTTGCAAACACAGCGTTCATTGTTAAATCTGGTGTTGATAGTGGAATCTACCTAAGAGAAGGTAACACTATTACTGATTGGTATAATCATCAAACTCTAGGACTTACAAACAGTGTTGTTTACTGGAGTCAAATTGCAGAACGTCCTTCTACATCTGAATACGCTAAGGGTAGAAGTTCCAGATATGACGAGATGCACCTTGTAGTTGTAGATGACACAGGTAAAGTAACTGGTACATCTGGAAACGTTCTGGAGAAGTGGGTAGGATTATCAAAGGCAACAGATGCTAAGGTATCTCCATCTACAAATATCTACTACAAAGACTACATTGCACAGTTCTCTAACAATGTATTTGTTGGTGCTGCACAAACTGGTATCGGTCTAAAACATTCAATGTTGAGTGGATACACTATTGATGAAAGTGGTGTTTGGTCACAAGAAACTCAGGGCGTTACATTCAACGGTTCTGGTCCTAAGATCTACTCACTTACAAACGGAACTGATTATGGTGGAGATGGCAGATTCGTCTGTTCACTTGGAGAAGTTGTCAAGTCATACACTGTTCTTGATAACCCTGCTGAGTATTCAGTTAACTTCCTTATCCAAGGTCCTTCAAGTGGAAACTCAATCTACGAAGCACAGGCTAAGGCAAACAAACTACTAAGTATCGCATCCACTAGAAAAGATTGTGTTGCATGTATTTCACCATACAGAGCTGGAGTTGTTGGTTTAACTAACTCAGATACACAGACTTCAAACATTATTGCTTTCTACGATACATTACAGTCTACTTCTTATGGAGTATTTGATTCTGGATACAAATATACATTTGACAGATTCAATAACACATTTAGATATATTCCATTAAACGCAGACATTGCTGGATTGATGGCAAGAACATCTATTAATTCATTCCCTTGGTTCTCCCCTGCTGGAGCTCAAAGAGGTGCAATTAATAATGCACTTAAACTTGCTTACAACCCATCTCAGGCACAGAGAGATGTTCTCTATCCTAAGAGAATTAACCCTGTAGTGTTCTCTCCTGGCGCTGGCATCGTACTATTCGGTGACAAGACTGCACAGAAAGAGTCATCTGCATTTGACAGAATCAACGTTCGTCGCTTGTTCTTAACAATCGAAGGAACTATCGAGAGGGCTGCAAGATCACAGTTATTTGAATTCAACGATGATCTTACAAGAACAAACTTCTTGAATATTGTTGAACCATATCTTCGTGATGTTAAGGCTAAGAGAGGTATTTCAGACTTCGTGGTCATTTGTGATGAGACCAATAACACACCTGATGTTATTGATTCAAATACCTTTAAGGCAGACATCTTCGTGAAGCCTGCACGTTCTATTAACTTCATCGGACTAACATTCGTTGCAACTAGAACTGGCATCAGCTTTGATGAAGTTGTAGGTTCCGCCTAACTTTACTAAATACACCGAAGAGGACTTTTAAAAAATGGCAAATAGAAATGCGCCTGGATTAGACACAAGAACCATTGATGACTTTAAATCGAAGCTCGTCGGTGGTGGTGCTCGCCCCAATCTGTTCGAGGTAGAATTAGTCTTCCCCAATGGATTAGCAGAACAAGATGCAGAAGAAAAAGGTAGATTCCTAGTTAAGGCTGCAAATCTCCCTGCATCTAACATCAACGTAATTGATGTTCCTTTCAGAGGAAGGAATCTTAAGATCGCTGGTGATAGAACATTCGATGTCTGGACAATCACAGTTATTAACGACACCGATTTCCTCATCAGAAATGCTTTTGAGAGATGGATGAACGCTATCAACAAACATGATAACGCAACTGGAGAAGTAACACCAGCTGATTATCAGACTGATATGTATGTCAACCAGATCGGTAGAGCTCCTGTATCACAAGGACTTGGTGGTTCTCAGACAAACCAACAGAAACTTCCTATACTTAGAAAGTATAAGTTCCACGGAACATTCCCAACTAATGTAAGTGCAATCGAACTTTCATACGATCAAACAGATTCTATTGAAGAGTTCACAGTGGACCTACAAGTCCAGTGGTGGGATGTTTTTGATGGTGAGGCTAACCCACTATTGACAAATCAGACAGTTGACGGAACTGGAGCTGGTGCAAGCACATCTGCACAGTAGAGACATAATCTAAAACTTGTGTTATAATATAAGATAAATAACTGGGACAGCCCAGTAGTAGTGAGTTAATGGCTAAATTATTTGGTTTTAAAATAGAGAAAGACGACGAACAATCAAAGAGCGTCGTCTCTCCTGTTCCTCAGAATAATGAGGACTCATCGGACTATTATGTTTCGAGTGGATTTTATGGCCAGTATGTTGATATTGATGGTGTATTTAAGTCTGAGTTTGAGTTAATAAAAAGATATAGAGAGATGGCTCTTCATCCAGAAGTGGATAGTGCCATTGAAGATATAATAAACGAAGCAATAGTTTCTGATCAGAATGATTCTCCTGTCGAAATCGATTTGGAGAATCTTCCAGCATCTGAGAAACTTAAAGAATTAGTTAGAGAAGAGTTTAAATCAATAAAAGAAATCATGGACTTCGATAAGAAATGCCATGAAATTCTCAGAAACTGGTATATTGATGGTAGAATTTTTTACCATAAGGTAATCGATGTCAAAAAACCAGAAGAAGGCATTAAGGAAGTTAGATATATTGATCCACTTAAGATTAAATTAGTAAGAAAACTTAAGACAGATCCTACACTGAGAGGTGCAATAAATCAAGTAAACGCTAAGAACCCTGCTGATTTAGAAAATCCAGAGATAGAAGAGTATTATCAGTATGATCCTAGCCAAACTCAAAGTAAAAATGCCTTGGGTGCTATAGGACAAACACCTTTCTCTACCAAACAAAGACCAGTAAAGATTGCACCAGATGCCATCACATTCTGTCACTCAGGTTTAGTAGATAGAAACAAACAGACTATACTTTCATACTTACATAAGTCAATCAAGGCACTCAATCAACTGAGAATGATTGAAGATAGTC